ATCAACTCGTCCGCGAATGTCGAAATGACCTCTTTGGGAAAAATGAACTTCCCTACGACCCTTCGTAGCGGATTGGACTCCTACAGGTACAATACGGGACTCATTGCAGAAGCAAACCGCATCATCTATGGCGATCCCCGCGATGCCATCACATACCCTGGTGTGGGCGCTGCTGGTGCTGACATCTTTGTCCGTGAGCCCCTTGCATACCGCATCCAGGTCGCAGTGGATGTCCGTCTTCTGACTGGAGCGCCATTCAGCAACGTTTCTCAGCAAGTTCGTAGCAGCATCGCCTCTCTGATCAACTCGAATCCCGTTGGCGTCTCTATCGACATTAGCTCCATCGTAGGCGTAGCACGCGCCGTTCCAGGAGTGATCTCGGTGGCAGTCAGCAGCCCTCAGTACGATCCTACGCACGATCTGATTACCCTCGTTCCTTCCCAGAAGGCGATCATCATTGATCCTACAACGGACATCTCCGTAGATCAAATTGGTAGTTAAATATGCCAGTAACGACTAACCAGCAAGAGTATACGAGGCTCAGAAGCTACCTGAACCCCTATATCAAGGGGCCTACGACCGACGCTATTTTGATGGCTTTGGCCACGGGCGCATCCTCGTACTTGATCAACAACGTCGCGGCTGTCAACGACATGCTGTACATCACGACGGCACTCGGCGATTACCTAGATCAGCGCTTGGCAGACTTTGGCATCACGAGACCGCCTGCCGTTGGTCTATCCGACGAAGTGTTCAGCCAGATTGGGATCGAGGTCAAGAACCGCAAGCAGGTCCGCGATCTCATTAACAACATTCTGGATTCCATTTTTGGTGACGAGTACGTGCGTGCAAGCAACTCTTGCGCGGCATTTGAACCGTACAATTTGACCGATGGCGATACGCTGATTATTAACTTCGATGAACATTTCACTGCTACCGTCATTTTCTCCGCTGCTCAGTTCGAGAATATTGCTGAGGCAAAAGCCATTGAAGTGGCCGATGCGATTACGGCATCCTTGAGCAGCCAGGGTCTAACGGGCAGTGCGATCGAGAAAAACGACGGCAACGGTGCCTACGTAGAACTCCTTTCAAATACTATCGGTCCAGTTTCCTCCGTGACCGTCCTAGGCGGAAGTGCCCAGAATCAGTTGCAATTCCCAGCCGTTGCACCCGCTGGCGGCAATGCGTCTACGCAATGGACCTTGAGCCTGCAATCTGGCGGCATCGTTCGTTTTACTTGGACTGGCGGCGCCAATCCTCAGCTGGGCAAAGTGAACGTCGGCAACTACGTCAATATTTATGGCGGCGGCTTTGCCTCGTCCCCAAACATCGGAAGCTACACGATCACTAAGTCGGTCGGCGGCATTGCTGGCGTTTCTTACTTCGAAATCGAAAATCCACTTGGAACACCTGGAGTTGTCACGCAGGGTGCGGACAATGCGGTCCTCTTTTACAATCCTGTACGCGAGACCATCGCCAGTCGTACCTCGTACGCTGCCGTCTATCAAGTGCAGAGCGGCGTGTTGCAAATCTTCATTCCAGCAGCCACCCAGGTTATTCGCCGTAGTCGCATCGGGTCTGCCCACCTTCATGATGCCCCCAACGGCACCTTCACCTTTTACGCGCAGCCAAATAGTGGCGACGTTTTTGCGATCACTTCGACTCAGAGTTTGCGAGCGGGCTCGGATTTCCAGATCGGCGGCACGCTGGCCATCACGGCAGCAAATCTGGCAAAAGCGGCAAACACCAATATTTCCGGCATTGACGCGATTCCAGGTCAAAATACCTCTGAACCTTTGGTCCTAGGGGATCTGACTGCTGGCCAACCAATCGTTACCATTTGGAATGACTCCTTGGCGAACAGTTTGACGATCACCTACACGGGTTCGGCGAACATCGTTGCAAGCGGTCCTCTCGGCGACCCTACGAGTTTGCAGCCCAATCAACAGGGTCCGTACACATACGATACCACGCAGCCATACGTGGTTAGCGATATAGGCACGTATCTGGTCAATGATCTCAACGGCACTGACTCCAGGGTCATCGAAGTCGGAGACTCTTCTAAGTTTCCAGACAGCATCGGGTATCTCATCTTTGGTTACGGAACTGAGAACGAAGAAGGCCCCGTGCCTTATTTGGCCGCACCTTCGAGCACCACGCTTTTGATCAGCCCTTCCTACACGATTCAGACTGATCACCCACCTGGAACCGACGTTCGCCTGGTAGCCCAAAAGGCGCCCGTGACCGTCTCTGGAGATGGGCTAAATTATCCTTTCTACATCACCGACGTGGTGAGCGGACGCGAGTACGCCGAATCTTTGATCAATAGTGTTGCGGCTACTGGCATCAAGATCGTCTTTACCGTACTTTATCCATCAGACATTGGACTGGGCAAATGGGGCACCATTTACACTGAAAATCCAATCATTTGGGGTCCATAATGGCACAGGCACTCGTTCTCTCAGGAGCAAACATCAAGCTCTACGTAAACAATCAAGTTTACAACGTAGTGCAGAGCGTTTCTTTTAGCATCGATTACGGTGAGACGGAGATCTATGGGATCGACGCCGCCTATGCGCAAGAAATCGCACCCACGAAGGTAACCGTCAAGGGTAGCGTCAACGGCTTGCGCTTGAAGCTTTCTGGCGGCTTGCAGGCCAAAAATATGAGGCCGCTCTTTCAAGATCTGGCCGCGTCGCCCTACATCTCGCTTCGTATCACAGATAGGTATTCGGGCGAAGACATCATCTTCATCCCTAACGCCAAGGTGACTCGCGAGACTCACACGATCGCTGGCAAGTCCACCTACAAGCTCAATTTTGACTTTGCTGGTCAAGTTCCTTTGATGGCTCTAGACAGATCGTAATAAATCTCTGGTGATCTTCTTCTGCGCCCTGCATCCAGTCGAGATTTACGGCCATGGTATAGTAGCCCTGATCCCTCGCTAGCTTTGCGATCTTTTTGTACAGGTTTGCACCCATGACTTCCATCACTTTGGCGCCCCACATAGCCATGCGATGGCCCATGAAGCGACACGAGATCGAAATCGTTTTTCCTACGCACCACACTAGCCCGTCAAACAGGGCGTTGGGCCTAGAGCCGAATGATTCGAGGATGTGCTCGATCGCCTCTTTGTGCCTCAGCTCATCTATCTGGATGGCCTTGATGGTCCTCTGTCCCGTGGTTCCGTCTGGCAGGGATCGCCAATGGCCCTCGTAGGCTTCGTATGCGCCCACTTCCACAGCGTGCGCCCATTGCAACATTAAGAGAAGTTTGATCATAACTTCCTCAAATGGTTCGCCACTTCGACCAGGAAAGAATCGAATCCAACGGCCACCTTGACATCCGTACGTCGCAGAGAGGTTTGCTTTTCCACGTAAATACGCCTCTTGTGGCGTTCGTGAACGCCCACGATGAGATTCTTTTTCTGATTCGTGTAGGCGCCGAGTTCGTAAAGAGTGATGGGGCACAGCGTTTCATCTGGAAACCAGAAGAGCAATGTATCGCAACGCTCAAGCATTTTATGTTCCCACTCGATTTGCTGGATGGTTGCCCTCTTGTCCGCCAAGTCAAAGTCCTCTCTGCGAGGGTTGGCGATCACAAATTTTTTGTCTCCAAAGGCAAATTTCAAATGGCTTTCCAGAAGCTCTTGCCAATTGGGACAGTTGGAGATCCCGCCCGCCAAAAAGATGACGTGCTCTTTCTCATCATGGTAATACATCGGCGCTTTGAGTAGTTTCATACTTTTCCTTTCAAAAGGTTCAACATAGCTATATACATACGGAAAGTGTTTGTGGCATCGTCCATGGCGTTATGCTTTTGGCCCTCAAACTTGAGGCCAACTTTGGTCATAGAACGCGCCAGACCACCCTGAATTGGGAGTCCGTTGGCGAATCTCCATGAGACAAAAAGAGTCTTTGTATCCAGCCATCGCCGACCGAAACACCAACCTTCGAAATGTGGGTTTTCAGCTTTAATTTGCTCCGCAAGTTCAGAGGAATCTCCGCCACCCCAAGTGATGGCGTTGACGAAGGCTCCATAGTTTTCGTGCATTCTTTTGAGTTTTCCATAACCTTCCTCCAGAGTGACCCCGTGATTTACGTCGTCCTGGGTGATCTTAGTGAGTTCTGTGATGAAGGGCGCGATGCGTTCGTTTGGATTGATGAAAACTGACAGTTTTTCAAAAATCTGCCCCGTAGCGATGTTTCCCACGCAGGCGCCAATTTGAATGATCTTCTTGCTGGGTTGGTTCATTTCCAGGTCCAGCGACGTAAAGATCTCGATGGGTTTCATTCCACTCATTTTACACCCGAGCACATGGCGGCGATCACTTTGGAGAATTTCTTTCTACCGTAGGTTCTGGTGCTCACGGACCATTCGGAGTAAACGGCGCCAGTAGGTCCGATGACTTTGAGCACACCCCTGTGAATTTCGCCCTGATAACCACACGTTACCGTGCTTCGCAGGGTCGTCCCATCAGAAGTGTATTTCCACTCAATGGGAATCGTTACCGTTTCTTCGAAAACTTTCATTGGAGTACCAGCTCTTTCTCCTGACAGGATAACCTATCCTTGAAGTCCTCGTCTATCCTTTTTTGTACGAGCCTCACATATTTGAGGTTCCTCGGATAGCCACGGAGAAGCTTGTGTTCTTTGAATCGCCCAGCATTGTAGGCGGCGGCGATCTTGCACCAGTTGTCGCCGTAACGGTCGCTTTGGTACTTCACGTAACGGGCCGCCCACTTGGCGTTCGTGATGGGGTTTATGAGATCCTGCGCTCTGCCCTGGAAGCCCAACATCTGAGCGGTTCCGTACTTTACTTGACAAATTCCGTAGGACGGCGAATCGCCATCGTGGTAAACGGTGACATTGGTGAGATTTGTCTCCTGGGTGCAAATAGCCAGAAGGAGCGCTCCAGATACCTTTGCCGCCTTTGCCGCTGCGAGAATGATTGTCGTATAAGTCATAGGGATCTCCAATTCTTTACCTAGCTTATACGCTATTTGGAGTCCTGTCAAGTCCGACTTTAATCTTGGTGGTATGGCACTTAGAGATGAAATAGTCCCCTATGTAGATGGCAATAAACTGGTTGCGCCCAATCTGGTCGCGCCAGGAACCCTAGCTGGCTCCGACAACGGACCCATGTATACCTCCGAGTATTACATCATGTTGAAGAAATTAGGGCAACTGCAAAGTCAGGATAACGCTGACTTTCAGGCTAGAATTGGACAGTGCGTTAATAACTACGGAATGCTCTGCCGCGTACCTGTCGGCCAGGACGACGGGCAGGAGCAGGTCGATGACTACTACGGCGTCCTGAACGGATGCGTGCAAATGCAGAATACTGTCATTCCCCGACAGTTTCTCGCAGCTCTGATCAATGAATGGGGTTCAATGGACAACGAAAACCCAGGTAGGTGGCAGTGGACGGCCTTCATGCCTAGGCAGCTCCAGCTCGTGGCCGCCGTTGTAGCGGCAAGCTTCCCCAGCTGGAAGAACCCCCTTCACATCCTCGCAAGGTCGCTATTCTTTCCACTTTTCTGGTTTTCGGCAATTATAGTTGCCACTAGCTGTTGGGGGACGGACCCGCAGAATACGGACGCGAGGCGCCTTTCCTGGCATCTGTGGCAGAGTGTAGCGCCCGTCAGCCCCCTTTGCTGGCTGGCCTCACGCGTGTGGCTCTGGAGGCTCAAGAGGGCCTATGGGGCTGATGGCATGAAGGCTGTAGCAAAGATCTACTACCAGGCCGGTCATCCCTTCGCAAAATACTGGGTAACTGATTAAAATCAGCTATTTGCAATTTACCAAACCATATTTGCAAAATTTTGCAAGATAGAACTATCAAATTTGATAGATCAATCTATCACCTTTGAAATTCTTCGGTTTTCTTAATGATTCCGCGAACTTCATCGCGATTGTACTTCTGACTCTTGGTGCGATTCGGGCAGCAGTTGCATTTGCGGTAATACCAAGTCGAATCAATCTTGTTGTAGAGAATGATTTCCAGGTAGCCAGCACACGAGGGAGTCTGGCAGCGCCATTCCTGTTTTAGACGTTCAAGGATATCCTGACCCTCTTGTTCACGGTCGGCCTGATAATTTTCCTCAATCATGTCTTTAACTTGACTATATCTGTCAAGATCCACGCGCGCAAGTAGTTTGCGCATCTGAGCCAGTTCTTTCTTTAAACGCTTGTTTTCATGAGCTAATTTCTTTTCCCTGCCAAATTCGCGTTCACCACGTCGTGCTTTGCCCATTCAGTAGTCTCCTACTCTTCTGATCAGTATAGCTCAAAGATCGAACGAAACCAAGTAAAACGTTCTCTGTGATAAATACGGAGAAGGAAAGGAAATTGCACGCGCGCCATACCCATAATCTTAAAGGCAGCACTTTCACAGGCAAGGAATAAATTATGGCCGTCCAACGCAGAGTAAACTGGATCAGTCAGCAAAGGGTAGACGTTCCCGACATGCGTTCGGTTGAATCTGCTGCGTCCAATGACTTTGACCAATTAATTCAGTCATTTGT